AGTAACTGCATTATATTCTTTTAATAGAAAGAAAATACTTAAATATTATTTTGATGAGAAGAAAGATTGGACTGAAGATAAAGCAAACGAATGGTATAAAGATTTTAAGGAAACTAAAGTTCAGTCAGATGAAAAAGCTAAAAAGTTTATAAAGATGGATGAGGAAAAAAGAGAAGTTACTGGAGCAGCACTTGTGCCGTGGGAGGTAGATTTGCAGGGAGATATATTAACCGAGAAGGCCGTGGAAGAAGCTGCCCATAATTTTATGAAAGGTATGCAAGATATTGGAGAAATGCATAGGGTAGTAGGAGTAGGGGTTTTGCTTCAGAGTTATATTGCTCCTATAGATTTTGAAATGAATGGAACTAAGGTTACGAAAGGGTCATGGATTCTTGTTACTCAAGCAAATAAAGATGTATGGGATCGCATTAAAAATGGTACTTTGGTTGGTTATTCAATCGGATATCAAGGAGAACGTGAAGAGATAGAGGTATAAAAAATTGGCATATAAACATACAGAAGAATTTAAGAAAAAAAGAAGTGAAGACATGAAAGGCAATCAATATGCTTTAGGTTGTAAACATTCTGAAGAAGCGAATACAAAAAAAAGTAAAGATAGAATGGGTGATAAAAATTCTTTTTATGGTGAGAAGCATTCTGAGGCTACTAAAAAGATAATTAGTGAGAGTTGTAAAGGGCGCACAGCTTGGAATAAAGATAAAATAGGAGTTTCTAAAGAAACAAGTGAAAATATGCGTAAAGGCCAAGCAAGGAGACTCGAAGACCCAGAAGAAAGAAGAAAAAGGAGTAAAAGAGTAAAAGCTTTCTTTGCTAAAATGACAAAAGAAGAAAAACTTATTTATTTAGATAAATGGATTAAAGGTAGCAGAGGAAAACCTTCTTCTTTAGAAATTGCTATTTGTAAAGTTTTAGATAACTTAAAAATAAAATATTTGACGCAACATCGTATTAAGGTTTGGTATGCAGATATTTATATACCAAGTAGAAGATTAATAATTGAATGCAATGGAAACTATTGGCATAGTTTACCAGAAAGAATAAAAAGAGATAAAAAATTAGAAAACCATGCTAAGGAAAACGGATATAAGCTAATCTGGTTATGGGAAGATGAGATAAGAGAAAATCCTAAAAGTGCATTGATGAATGGATTAGAAATAGTTAAGGAAGGGGGAGATAGATTTGAAAATATCATGGCTTAAAAAGGTAGTTCCATTTGAAATTTCGTATGTAAATAGGCCTGCAATTGATAAACGCTTCATTGCTATTAAGACTATGGAAGACGAGGAAGATAAAAATAAATCTTTTGCAGATAAGATTGGAAATAAAATAAAAAATAAGCTTGGTTTAGTCGAGACCAAAATAGGGCGGGTGTTAAGTAAGTCGAATGAGGCTAAGTTATTAACTGTAGCCAATGATATTGTAAAGGCAGGTGAGACAGTTAAGGCCGTATTATTAACTGTACAAAAAAATAGTAAAAAGGAGGATAGAGAAATGGAAGAAAAAGATGTAAAGAAAATAGTTGAAGAAGCTATTGATGAAAAACTAGATGCTTTTAAGACAAGTATTGAAGATACACTAGAAAAACTTTTATCTACTAAAGAAGAAGATTCAGAGGATGAAAAGGAAGAAAACGAAGAAGAAGATGCGGATGAAGAAGACGATAGTGATGACTCTGAGGAAGATTCCGAAGATGAAGAAGAAGATAGTGAAAATGATAAAAAGTCTAAGAAGAAAGTATCTAAGAAAAAATCAACCGATGATGTCTTGTTAGCTTCAATATCTGAAATAGTTGATAAAAAGTTTGAAGAAGTAAAATCCGAAGTCGATGGGATTAAAAAAGAACTTAAAATCAAGCCAAAATCAGATAAGCAAAAAGAAAAGAAAAAAGAAGAGAAAGCTGATGAAGATAAGGAAGCTGATTACACGGGAGCATTCGGTATAGATAGTGCTTAAATAAAAAATAAAATTAATAGAAAAGGAGTTGAAAATATATGTTTACAAACGAACAATTGTTAGAAGAACTGAATAAGCGAACTAAATCATTGTTTACTGATTCTGATTTATCTAGTGGTGGACTGTTGAATGATAAGCAACTTAATCAGTTCATAGATGAAACTTTGGAAAGATCTGTAATGAGAAAAGAGTGCAGGAATGAAAAAGGAGCTGAAAAGACCTTTGATCTGGATAAGATAGAATTTGCAGATTTGTTAATCCAAACACCAGAAGCTGAAGGAACAGAGCATACTACAACTACAGAGCCATCTACGGATCAGGTTACCATTACTGCTGTTGAGTATATAATAGCGGTTAATCTAGGTTATAGTTCTCTAAGAAATTCAATCGAAAAGGCTGGATTTGAGAATAAGCTGATGAAAAGAATTTCTAAGAAAACTGGTACTGACCTTGAAGCTGTTGCTGTAAATTCTGATACCGTATCAGGTAGCGGAGTTTATGATGATAATGCTGGTTGGTTCCAAATAGGAGCTGAAGACCATGAAGTTGACCATGCAAGCGGTAACTTTGCTTCTACGGTAGATACAACCTTATTTCTTTTTGATGATATGCTAGACGCACTTCCTAAGAAGTATATGGATAGCACTGATTTAAAAGCATGGAGATTTTATCTACACGTAGATCTAGAGTGGCTTTATAGGAGATGGTTGACTGCTATTGGGGCAGGTAATTCAGGAGCTTTGAATTATTTAATTGATAATCCTCCAATATTTTATCAGGGAATACCTGTTATTGGAGTACCTAGATTAAATAGAAGTTCTGCTGGAACACCTAGTTATTATTTATCAAAAGCTATGTTATGCCATCCAAAGAATCTGGTTGAATATATCCAGACTAATATATCTTTTGTATCTGAAAGAAAACATAGGAAAAGACAGATAGAAATAACTGGAACTTTGAATGTTGACTGGCAGATAGAAGAGACGGATGCAGTAGTCGTAGCTAAGGACATAAAACATAATCTGGCTACAGCGTAATATTAAGTAACATAAAGGAGCTTAAAAATGGAAGAGACAGCAAAAAAAATTAAACAGGTGGTTGCTATTTTGATGAGAAAGAAAACATATACTTTAGCAGGAGTGATGTATATGAAGAATATTCCCATGCCTGTTGATATAAAGACTGCAAAATACCTTAGAAATACTGGATTATTTAGATTTGAAAAAATAGGGTAGGTGAATAATGAGTTTTAAAGCTACTTTAATTAAAGGCAAAACTTTTAATTGCGGTAAATATACTTTTAATGCTAGTGAACCTGATAGGAAATCTCAGATAGTAGAAGAAGAGTTTGCACTTTTATTAGCTAAAAATGAAAAGTTTAAAATCGAATCAATAAAAGAATCAGAAATAATAAAATCAGAAATAAAATCTGAAGCTATAGACACAAAGGAACCAAACATCTTTGTTTTAATAGACTGGATAGAAGAAGCAACTGGATATGGAAATATAGCAAAAAAACTATTAAATAAATATTCAGGAACTATAAAATATGTCCAGAAAGGGCCAGAATTTAAAGATAATTTAGATTTAAAAGATGTGCCTCATGAAAGCTATGTAATCCAACTAACTACCCCAAATTGTTTTAGAGATTTAAGCAATGTTAAAAAGCGTATTGGCTTTACTATGTTTGAGACAACCAAAATTCCTCCAGACTGGCCTAAGATATGTAATAAAACGTGTGATCTATTGATAGTACCATCAGAAGAAAATAAAAAGGTATTCAAAAATTGCGGTGTAAAAGTTCCTATTGAAGTAATTCCATTATGGGTTGATAACACTTATAAATATTATGATAGACCAAAAAGAAAGACTTTTACCTTTTTATTTGTAGGCGGAGTAGATGATCATAATAGAAAAGGCTGGTATGAGTTACAAAAAGCATTTAAACAAGAATTTAAAAACGAAAAAGATGTAAGATTAATATTCAAATGTCTATTTATAAATATTCATAATGAAATGGCTCTACAGATAATGGAAGATGATAGAATAAAATTTGTTAAAGGTAAACTTAAAAATAAAGAATTATATAAATTATATAAAAAAGCAGATTGTTTTGTATTTGCTTCGCATGGCGAGGGCTTTGGACTTCCTCCACTAGAAGCAATGGCTTGTTTCCCATCAGAGACTAAAATAAATTTTAAAGATAATATAGAGGAAGTACATAAAAGAAAATATGAAGGAAATTTAATAACTATCAAGACTAAAAATAACATTGTTTCTTGCACACCCAATCATCTCTTCCTTACAATTAATGGTTGGACAAAAGCAAAAGATTTAAGTATAATGGATAGTGTCTATATATATGAGGATACTAACAATGGAGAAAAAAGAAAAGAAACAAATTCATTTGAAATGGAGTCAAGAAGAATTGGAGATTTTGTTGGAGAAATACAAGCTGCCAAGAAAAGAGCTTCAACTTCTTTTACCAAGAAGGACAATAAACGCAATACAAAACAAAATAAAAGAATTCAGTCTTCCCCGAATGAGATTTTTGGATATTCATCAGCCCTTAAGGATAATTTTTTCAAAAGAAGAATTAATTTATTTAGCTGGCTTCATAGATGGAGAAGGAACACTAACATTCAAACAGGACAAAGTGAGAGGGAAAATAGTTCCCTTACTGCAGATAGCAAATACAGATATAAGAATAATAAATTGGATAAAAGAACGATTGGATTGCAAAAGTCAATTTATTCAAGTAAGGGAAGCACAAGGGAACCGGAATACTTCCTATCTAATTGGGATAAAAGGATTACAGATAATCAGTTTGTTGGAAAAGTTAGAACCTTATTTAATTTTGAAGAAAAAACATTGTGGAATTTTGATTTATTTCATCAAATCAAGATTAACAAAAATAATCAGAGCACCTTATTCAAAGAAAGAAAGAAACTGCTTGAAAAAGATAAGACTATTAAATGTGAGAGGATTACCTCAGTAAATCATCAAAAATTTAATGGTTATGTTTATAACTTGACTACTTCAAGTGGAATTTACTTTGCAAATAATTTCTTAGTTCATAATTGCGGTTTACCTACAATAGTAACCGACTGGATGGGCTGTAAAGAGTTCGTTGACAATAAAATATGTTATCCGCTTAAGGTAGATAAATTAGAAGAGGCTTTATACCCCGATACTTATGGAGATGTTGGGGATTGGGCTTATATTAGTGTTAAAGGGC